GTTATTGTTCCTGAGAATGAAGCGCCCGTACCAGACAGCGAGCCGGTGAGGGTACCACCAGATAGTTGCAAGTATCGAGCATCACCACGGGTTTGGTTGTAGTACTGGGTATGGTCATCGTTAGTCAGGTTTACCAACGTAGAGTGGTTTACATTGGTAAGGCTCGCTCCGTTACCTATCAGTGTGCTAGCTGTTACTGATCCAGAAACAGTTAGGTTACCGCTTACGGATAACCCCTTTAGTTGCCCCGATTCAGACACGGGCACTAGGAAGATGTTAGAGAATCGTTCGTCTTCAATGGCGACGAGCACCTGGTCTTGGGGTTTGGGCACGTTCCAAACCCCAGTGGTAACAGCAGATCTACCGATGCGGCTAACCGGTAAGGTCACCGTGTCACCAAGGGCTGCTGGGATAACAACGTTGATGTCGCCAGTGGTAGAGCTTGATGATACTACTACCGCTCTGTATAAGGTCATGCCGTCATACATACTTGGTTACCTTTGGTGACGAGGACATCCATGTGCCACTTACAAACTTTGGTGGTGGGGGCGTAACCATCTTTTGCACTGACGGAACTTGGAAGTCTTTGGTTAATACAAAGTCTCGGGATATCGAAAGATGCGTGCTGTAGTGGGTGCCACCTACGTTATGGGCTACTGACCTCACGTACCAGATACCATCGAAGTTAGAGTTGTATTCGTCAATTTTAACAATACCGCCAGGTACTATGCCCGCTCCTGCGGTGATGTCAACTTCAGCGTTAAATGGAAACCCACTCTTGTTTTGAACCTCTATGAAGTGCTTTGCTTCCTCAACTGTTTGTGAAGGGGCGTAGATGTTTGATGTGTATTTAGACGCACTGAGCTTCCCTGATATTGATTCCCGTGGAAGGTCTTCGCTCTTTACAGTAGTCATTTTGCCTGTGCTGTCTAGTGCCACAGTTTTATAAGAGGTGGATGCCCCATCTGGTGTTACATAGCCAAATGACCCTTCAAATCTGAGAATCATTCCAGGTTGGGCGTCCAGTTGCTTTCTCATAGTGGTTAACACTGTGTACGAGGGTAGACGGCCTAACGCTTTGTTTTGGTCCCATATGTGCATATTGGTACCGTGCACCGTTACACGGTAACCATAGGTGGTTGCAACGCGGGTTAAGAACTCCCAATCTGATTCGCTTTGTTGAACCAAGCGTGGGTATGCAAAGGTGTCAGAAGGTGTAGCCAAGCTAAACGAATAGGCATCTGCAAGTGACTGGGCGAGCACGCTTATAGATGTGTTGTTCCACAGTTTAGTTTTTGCGCCACGCATAACAAGGGATGCGCCAAAGCAAACAATGTTAGTTGTTTGGAACGGGCTGTCATTAACAAGCCCAGAGCTTGTGTCTGATGTTGGTTCTACATACATCACGTATCCACAGAACTCTTGGGTTCGGTATTCACCTGATGAGATACTTACGTATACGGCTGCGTCAATGTAATCGGTAATGGCCCGAGGGTTAATACCGGCCATGGTAATTGAGCACACATCATGCTTGTTTTCATCTAGTTCCAGGGTAAGCGAAACTATAGAAGTGTAGTTCACTTCTACCCCGTTGAACAATATTGAAACTTTAGGAGATAGCGGGTGTGCGCTTTGAGCAATCATAGTGGAATACGGATTACCGTTCCTGTAGGTATTGCTTCTGGAAATGCAACTTGAGGGTTGATGTCTGCTATTTCCCAGTACCTTGTGCCGTCATTGAACAGCTTTGCAGCGATGCGCTCAAAGCTGTCACCGTCACGAGTTACATACTGAGAGTATGTAACTATAGACTTGCTTTTCCTAGCGGCGTACCTTCCACCACTTGATAGCTCATATCTTGCCGTGCTTGGGTACGTAGTCATTCTCAGAATCTCCCATTTGGTATGAGTGCAGGAGTGCCCCAATCTAGATATACAGCACCCATAGGTTTATTAATAGCTGACACGTAACCCCATGTAGAGATTTCACTTTGAGTTACGGTTAAATCACCTTGTGATGCGCTTCCTGATACTTTAAATTGCCAAACATACCATTTATCATTTTTGTAACTACCGTAGTCACTGGCAGAGTTACTCGGTACAACAGCTCTTGAAGATTTGTTACTTGCGTTTGTAACCTGATTCCAAAAGAAATTAGAATCATTAGAATTCATAGTTCCAGAGTACGATCCTAATGGATTTGAATACGCTGATGTTAAACTTTTGTTTTTTGCATCTGCACTTGCTAAAGATTCGCTTGGGTAAGGGCCGTAGATATAAAATGACCAACTTAAGTTTAAAGACACTGGTGTGTCACCAGTTAATAAAGTCTGAACTGTTGTCTTAGCCTCTTTAGATCCCCAAAATTTAATACCACTTTTAATTTGGGTACGATTTCCCCTTATACCATTGTTTATTAACGAACTAAAACCTATTTGTATTGTTCTTTCAGGGAGGTTACTAGTATTCAATGTTACCTTTTGTATACTATCGTTGTATACTAATACGTAAGCTGGAACATATAAGCCATCATCAGAGGCATCCGTTGATGTGCCCATTTCGGAGAAGCTTTTACCAAACGTCAGTTGTGGTGAAGCCGTATGCCAAATATCAATTGCGTAAGGGTTACCGTTTGCGTCATAGCCAAACGGTAGTTGTGCTCCAAGCCTTAGAGCTTTAGATGGGGTGTCGTCTGTATAACTCCAACCAAAATAAAGTAACCCTAGGGTTTGCTTTAAATTTTTAACTAGCGATTGTTGCTGGGATTCTTGTTGAGCAGCTATGTTAGCGGCAGCTATAGCTGACTGTTCTAGTTGGTTAGTCAAGAATGTTTGTTTCTTGGCGAAGCCAATGTACATAGCTTCCATACTGATGGTTACTCGTGCTTGCACGGGCACCATGTTTGTACTGAACTTTAGAAACTGCACGGTGGTGCCGGTTACAAACCCGTCAACCATGAAAAGCGTTGAAAACAGTACGCGCACAGGAGCAGGGAGAATAAAAGCGGAGTTACCGTAGTTGGCGCTAACAGCGCTCTGCGCTGCTGCCCCAATGCCAGACCCATTGTTTGCTAGAAGCTGCCCTGCTTTTGAGTTGGCGTCTGGAAGGTTCGCTGCGGTTTCACGTTTGAATGCCTCAGACAATCTGGCGGTTTGGAAATCTATAAGCTCTTTAGAAAAACCTTGACCGATGATTGCATACAATAGTTGTAAGTCGGCGTGTACACCTATTTGTGATACATCCTTTAGGTAATCAACCCCGTTTAGAACGTTTGCATTACTGTTATCATATATCTGACCATGCTCACTTACAGGAACTGTAGGGCCACGGGATACCTCAAAGCTTCTATCAAAGATTAGGTCAAAATTAAAGTTTGTTGATTTACCTAAAGGTTGACTAAATTGCGCCGGGTCAGAAAGCATTGGCAGCAACACGTCATTAGACATCTGCACGCTTTGCTCAATTGTTTGAGGGTTGAACTGAAACTGACATTTTAATGAAGTAAACGATGAAGAACCTGTGATGCCTGGTTGTGGCAACCCCCTGATATAGCCTCGCTTTATTGCGTACTTTTGTTTAGCATCACCACGAAGCTCTGCTTGCGCTTCCATGAAGCGGATTCTTTTATCAGGGAATGCGTAAGGCGCACTATTAGTTTTGTCATACGAAGGTTCACCAATATCGGGTGACGTTAAGTTAAAGAAAGCGTCATCTCTATATCCCATCAGGTGCTCCTCAAATCAGTTATCGCTAGTTCTCGTTTAATTACTTTAGCTACTTTACTGGCAAGCGCTTGGATGTCCGTATCAGTGCCTCTTGTAACGGTTACAGGCACGTTGATATGGAAGGTGTGCCCACTCTGCATAGTGATTGCAGCACCACCACTTGAGTCATTACTGTAGCTACTAGACGTAGGTGCGCTAGCAGTAGGGATAGGGGGGTCACCCTTATCGTACTTTTTGGCAGCTACCTTGGCGGCGCTTAAGTAGTTATCCGTGCCATACAGTTCACTACCGTTAGCGTCCCAACCTTTATCCTTCGACGCCTTCCACGGTGTGTAGCTTCCGTGCCCTGCGTCAAATAGAATCTTTGCTGCTTGGGCGTTTAGATTAGGATCGAAAAGATCGGTCATCGCTTTGATGCCCATCTTTTGCTGGAGCAGCTTGAAGTTTGAGTAGTTGATTTGTAGTAGACCAAAGTCACCGGTTACATTCTGACCCTTGTTATCGGTGCGCAACGCAGTAGGCACCCACCGGGATTCACGCCCTGAAATGGCGATCATCTTTACAAGATCCTCACCTCTAAAACCGGCCTTTGCAAAGGCAGCAGCAACTTGGTCCACTGGTAGCGCACCCTTTTCTGAGTTGCTGTCTGTGCTTACCGTAACATTAGTGTTACCTATTGATGTGGCAGAAGTTGGAGATGCTGGGCTAACACTAGACGTAGACGAAAGAATGGAACTACCACCGCCTCCACCGCCCCCACTCCCCAATGCCTTATCTGCTAGGGCTTCTGCGATGGTGCGGTGAGTAAGTGAAGTTACAGATCCCCGCGTGCTTGAGCTGGCACTAGACGATTTTCCGCCGTCTTCGCTTACAGCGTCGGTTGAGAAGTCACTAGGTATACTGGGGGTGGGTGCCCCGCTACTGGGGGTGGGGCCACCATCAGAGGTTCCCCATGCTGCGCCGTTTTTCAAGTACTCTTCTGCGCCGTCAGGAAGTTCGGCTGGTTGCACGTGCCACGGTTCATTAATGGTGCCACCACTGAACTCTTTTAGGCCAAACTTGCTAGCGTTTTCCTTCACCCAACTTAGTTCGCTTTTGGGAATTACAAGGTCAGCGGCAAGGCCCAACCCGTGCATGGAGTACCCTGGGGGCATTGCTGCTGGGCCTTTGACATGCTCCCAGTATGAGCCATCCCACTTGGTTTTTGTTGGCTTATCTGTGCGCCGGTAGCGGTCTAAGAACATTGCCTTCTGTTGTTCTTGTGATCGGAAACCCTGACCAAACCCGATGCGGGGGTTAGCACGGATAAGGTTGAGCACCCTCTCCTGCATCTTTTGGTTCATGCCTTTAAAAGATGCTGAGTTCTTTACATCGCTTAGCTTTTTGTCACCACCATCCGTAGGCACAACTAAACTGTCGTCAGACGTTGCAGCACCACTTGGTCCGCTGCTAGCTGGTCCGCTGCTGGATGGCCCTTCGCTGACTGGAAGGTCGGGGTCACCCAGAGCACCGCCGATAGCAGTACCAGCCATGTACCCGAGTCCACCACCAATAGCTGCCCCTGCCGGTCCAAACAACAGCCCGAGTGCCCCGCCGAGTGCTCCACCAATGCCACCACCAATGGTTGAGGAGATGCGGTTGCTTGTTCGTGCTCCGATGATTCCAGAAAGCTTGTCTTCTAGAGCGCCAAAAACCTTTACTAGTTTCTGAGTCTGTTTCTCCAAGTCAGCGTAGTTGTCAGCTTGTCGTTTGTAGAACTGCTCATCACGCTGCCCACGTACACGGTCAGTTTCTTCCGCTTGGGTAGCAAAGTTGTCTTCAATACCCATCAGCTTTCTGTCAGCTTTCTTGGAGGCGTCATACATTCCAACGCCACCCTTTTTCTTGAACTGCACGTTTTGCTGGGCGTATTGGATTACCTGATCTTGAAGATCCCCTGATACGCCCATTTCTGTAAGGCGTGCACGAGAAATAGAACCTTGTTGAATGGCTGTTTTTGCAAGGCGCTCATCGGTAAGCCCAGATGTGCGTACGATGTTTTGCATAACAGACTGCATTGAGTTCTGTTTGCCACCCACACCGACTAGCCCGCCGCCCGCCATCAGGAACATGCGGTTAGCTACGGGGGCGCTACCTAAGTTGGCAAGGACGTTTGCAGCATCCCCGGCACCAAGTGAGTACCCGCTGTACGTGCGAAGGGCTTCAACGCTTCCTGCTTGTTGGGCGGCGTTAATACCAGTTCGTGCTTGTAGCCCTAACAGAGTGTTTATACCACCCTCGCCTAACCGGTAGTTTGTTAGGGGTTGACGGTACTGGTTAGCAACTTGGTTTTGTGTCTTACCAGTCATTTGCTGGTACAGCACTGACATACGGTCAGCGGAGAGAGCGTAGTCTCGGGCGCTGTCTACACGGTTGTCAATGGCCGTCAGGCCAGCCTTCACCGCTGCTGCCGCAGTAGATACGCCAGCGGCTATTCCCATTGCCTTAGCAGTAGGCACTATCATGCCTTCTACTTCTGTGGTGCCCAGCTTCTTAGCGCTGTCAAACATCTGGCGCATCTTGCTGAAGGTGTTGCTACCTCCAGCTTCTGTTTTGTTTAGACGCCCAACTACTTTGGTGTCACCGATACTGCTATCGGTAGCCATGTTGATATTGTTAGGTGCTGTAGAAGCAGAGCTTAAAGCTTTAGTGGTTTTGTTGGCCTGTTTTTCAACGGCCTTCATTTGCTTTTCTATATCTTTAAGCTTTTTATTGAGGTCACCAAATGCTTGTGAAAGCTTGTTAATTGGGTTTACGTCAACGTTGAGACCAACACCTATCGTTGATAGGTGTTGTCCTAAGTTTCCCATTAACGATTCTTCACCGGCCATTCAAGGTTCTCCTTAGGTTTTTCTCCAACGGGCCATATTGGACCAAAACAACCGTTGGCGTACGGCCATCGACCGTATATCAGCTAAGTTAAATCCGTTGTATACCGATGCGATCAGTTCGTATTCCCAGTAGATATATTTTAGGTTAACCGAATAAAAGGGACATCCATGTGATATTGATCGGCATGTTTGAACCGCAATGCGCACATTGGACGTTCACCTCCCCCATCTTGGGGCCTACCTTGATGTCAAGGATGGCCTTGATGAGCTTGTTACGATCTGCGAGGTTAAGACTTTTGGCCCAAACTTCAGGTGACTTACCCTTTGTGTCTTCTGCGTTTAGAATGACACACCTTGACAGCATTAGCGTGTTTTGCGTCGCTGTTGAGTTCCCGTGCTTTGCTACGTATGAACTATCTGCACCATTTGGTAGACGAAACTTTACTTCTTTACCGTTGCGCAGCTTAGTGGTTATTGGCGACTGTATATCAATGTCAGTAGTTTGGATTGGGAAATCCTCATCGACATTGATGATTACGTCGCTTTTCTCTTCGCATGTTGGGCACTTTACGTTGAACTCCCGTTCATAGCCATACGTGCACCGCACGATAGCCATGAACAGAATGTCTCGGTCCCCCAAGATAAGTTGGTCAATAGCATCTGGGGCTTCTTGTACGTCAATAGAACCTACGCTTAGTACGGCTCGCCGCAGGAGTGCCGTCATGTACTCGGCGTACGTGGTTGATGCTTTTGATTCAAGTCCAGCTAGGTACTCCTCATCAGCACCAGTTAGTTCTCGTACTTCAGCGTTTGTTTGCCAAACCCCTGACACTGGGTCAAGAAGGCCACGCTGTAGAGCCACCATACCTGAAATTGGGTTATCAACTTCAGGGGCGGCGTCTTTAAGAAGGCTGTCCAAATTTTGCTGTTCACTCATAGTTTCTCCTCATATATGCAACGATTAGTTTAAATATTATGACTGGCCTAGAAGTGCGGTGTATTCGGTGTTGCTCCAGGCGATTGCAAAACCTTCGTGATGCACAGTCAATTGTTGGATCATAATACCACTGTCACCTGCGCTAAGGTCACTCAGGCTGTATGACCCTGGCCAGCAGTTAAACAACTTGAACCCCCACTTGACATCACCAATGACACCATTGTCCGTTGTTAGCGGATCTTGAGTGTAAGAACCGGATGAAACAGGGTGGTCGTATACAGCTACCATTATGTCTGCACGATAATCGTTAGCACCGCTGGCGCTACCAGTAGTGCCAGTGGCTGACGATGATTGGGTCCATGCGTGGAGGAATGTCTGCCACTTGTACAAGTCGGCTTGCTCGGAGAACACACCACGAGAGAAGTTCACAGGGGCAAAGTCTGACTGCCCTAGAATCTTATGTGGGTGGGTGTTCATGCCACCTTCTCGGTAACCAGCCATTTCGTTGGTGACACTTAAACCTGATACTACCGCAAACCCAAGGTTTGTAATTTTAGAAGCCTGAGAGTTTAAAGCAGTGCCCCCTGGAGTTATAGTTACTCGGAACTTAAAGTTACGAATAGGATCTGATTTTGCTGAACGGGCCATTCTATTCTCCTTAGAGGCTGGAAACTGCGTTAGAGCCACCAGTCCACTGACTGACGGTGATTACAATGAATTCTGCAGGGTACTGCAGAGCAACGCCAACTTCTACGACTAGCTGACCTTGTGCCATGGTTTCAGTGGTGTTGTTTGAGCTGTTACAGATTACGTAATATGCTTGCTGGGCGTTGGCACCCTTCAGACCACCTGCTCGCCAGAATTCTGCAAGAACGCTGGAGCAACGCATTGTTACGTTGGCCCACAGGGTTTCGTTGTTGGGTTCAAATACTGCGTAGGCCGTAGCGTCCTTCAATGATTGCTTCACGTAGTTCAAAGAACGACGAATTGGGATGTACTTACCTGGCGTTGATTTATCAAGGGTACGGGTGCCGTTGATGACAATGCCACCACCAGGCACCGCCTTGAAGGTGTTGATGTTGTAGGTGTCGTACAGGGTTGATACGTCAGTAGTGGTGAACGGGGCGCTCAAACCAAAAGCGTTACGAACGTCCATAGCGTACCCAGCGGGGGCCTTGGCAACAGTCCTAGCGATTTCGGAGCGGATGTAGCAGCCTGCTACAGCACCACCTGGAGGAGTGTCACGGATTGCGCCAGCGCCGGTCTTAGTGGGGTCAACCATCTTAAGTTGTGGGTAGTAGACGGCACCGTATGATGCGGTTGACCCAGTTGGGTAGCTGTTAACCACGGTGGTTCCAATGGTTGATACCGAGGTATCTGCGGTTGGGTCGATGATTACAAAAGAGTTGCCACGGTCGTAAGCCTTCTGCAGAAGGGCGGTTACGGTAGCGGTGTTTGTAATACCTGGGGCGTTCATCAACAGGGCACCGTCAATAACGTCAAGTTTGCTCAGCGCTGATACATAATCGCTGGATGCGACAGCGGAACCGTCAGTACCACCAGCTAGTGTGAACGGGTTAGTGTTGAACGCCCACGTAGCTGACGCTGATTGAGCACCCGCTGAAACGGTGAGAGTGATGTACTTGCTGTACTGGTTTACTATCGTTTGAGCGTAACGGCTGCTCGTTGGGTCAGTTGACAGCTCGTTCCAACGCTCTACTTCGCTGGTTACACCACTAGTGGTTACGCTTACGGTTAGAGAGAACGTTGGGATGCGAGTTGAGGTAGCCGTAAGGGAACCAGCGGCAACAGTAACCTGCACGGTGTTGCCCCATGTACCAACACTCAGTGCGTTAACTGTGAACAGTGATGCGCTTGCGCCGCCCGTAGGGTTATATGCAACGACAGAGGAGGCGCTGGCTGCACCGCTACCTGGCACACGTACGATGTAAGCGTCACGACCACCGTTAGCAAAGTAGTGGTACAGGCTGTAGCCCATTTCGTAACCGTAGGTGGCGTCACCAAAGGCTGCTTTGTACCCTGCCCATGAGTTGATAAACGTAGCGGTAACTGGGCCACGAGGGGCGGTACCAATGAAAGCCGCCGTAGTGGTGTTGTTAGCAGCGTTACGGGTAGAGGTTGCTAGTGGGTTTTCGGTTACGTAAACACCGGGTAGCTGATAGGAAGGCATTAAAACTCCTCTGAAAAGGTCGTGTATGGGACGTTAGTTGCCGTGTTGTCTTTGTTTTTTATCTTACGTTTAACTGAAGTGACCCGAGTTACTGGAACAAGCTCTGAAGTTGTTATTTCAGAGGTGACTTGAATAGTATACACTTTTCTAAATATACGCTTTCGATAACCTGCTTCTTGGTCAAGCAGGTCTGAGTTAACCCAACCAAGCATTTCAAAGCGCCGCACAGTGTCATCTTCAGGGATGTACAAAGAACCACGACGAAAAGTGGCAAAGCGTTTGAGCATTGCCACGGATAGTTGGCGGTCGTGGAGGGCGCTGCGGGCGTACGTTGCGATTTGGTACGTCAAGTAAATAGGTGTAAACGACTGCGCAACCTGGTAGCCCAAACCGTTGGTGTTGCCTGCGTCTAGATCGGCACGAGTTTTCTCTGACGGCCAGTAGTTCAATGATGATGCCGTTTCGGCAGTGCTACTAGGGTTGTAGAAATACGACTGCTCGGAGTGTTGAAGGTTGCGAGCGTGCGAAATGCCGATGTTTTCGATGGTGATGAATGGGTAAGCCTTTTCAGTTTCCCCTTCTGGGTACCGGAAAAACACCTTCACAGGACGTGCTGCGTTACGGTCGTCAGTGACAGTCAGGCTGGCAAAGCGCGACTTCACGGCAGCGTCTTCTGCTAAGAGCAGCCCAGGGTTCACAGCAACCTCCGAGTTACACCAGCGTTGATCTCAGTTGCAAGCTCGTTATGCGCATTGAGCGCAGCCATACGTAACGCAGGCTGCGGGACTACGCCGTACTCCAATGCGTGGGCTTTCTCACTGTGCTCAGGTGGTACACCGAGCGACAAGCTGAGGTCGTGATCGTTAGATGTTACTTTGATGTTGTTAGCAAAGGAACCCCACATCGTGGCGCTCTGTTCGCGCACTTGTGCTTGGTATTTCTTTGCCGCATCTTCTAGAGCTTCTCTAAAGGCAGCTATTGTCTTGTTCCCAAAGTCTTCATAGAACGATACGACTTGTGGAACGCCAGAAATAATAGAACTAGAGCTTGTTGAATTATGAGTCCCCATGGACCCCTCCAGTTCTAGGCGTTTGTTACCAATGGCGCACGCCATTGGTATCTATATATTACCCTAATGTAGGAAGTGTTGTAGGCCATGGGGGGCTAGCAATGGACAAGTTGCTTGGCCCTGGGTCATTTAGCATTTCTTGATCTACATATATTTCTGTACCGTCTACAAGAATGAACACCTCATCTCGTAGGCGACCACGAACTCGGTAGTTGTAGACTGAGTAGTACCTGCCGTCGTATAGGAAGATGTCGTTGAGGTGCGTGCGGTACTCTTCTGGCTGCGATATTCCTGCTTCACGCACATCCCTAAACGGGATGAAGAGGTTGACAGTTTGCACGGTTTGGCGACCTTCAGGAATTGACCTGCGTTGGTCTTCGTTCTCTGCTGCTAGTAGACAGGGTAAGACCACACCTGTTCGGTAGCTACGCCCACCAGTTGATGGGGCACCTTCGTCGTACACGTCGTCATACAAACTGCCAGCAGCAGAGGTGGCTGCAAGAGGTATGAACTCATACCAAACCACAGTTTCACCAGCCATTTTGAAGTGGCCCTGAAAGTGCTTATTGATTAGGTCCAGTTCTCTACGGATATCCATATGATCTCCTTAGAAGAAGGAACTGGGATTAAAACCACCAGAGCGAGGCATACCGTCAATGTACACATCTGTACGTAGGTCGTCTTCGTGTTGGGTGATAGGCAGGGTGCCGTCGTCAATTGGGACAAACACTTCATCCATTGGGCCGTAGTCACCAAGTTCCTTGGGTTTGTAGATAGGCACAAGGCGGTTTGTCGTCCTACTGACACGCCGCAGAGTGAATATCTCCATACGCTCTAGGCCGATGTTTAGAGCAGTGGCGGCTCGGTGGTATTCCGACTCCCATTGGCTGAGCAAGGATTGCACCATGCGAAAACGTTGTGACGCTGGGATGTGCACTGACTCAGATGTAATCACGTCGATATCACGACTGTATTCGGTCATCAACGACCAAAGCGCTTCGACAACCGCTGCCATACCTATGACGTTTATAACTACGTCAGAAAGGGTTTCTAATGGTGAGTTGAGCGTGCTTGTATGTTTGCTCACTGCGATGTTTGAGAAGAACAGAAGGTCATCTGGGGTCAGCCACTCGTAGTAGTACCCTTCCACCATGATGGTGTTCGTTGTCGGTGGCGTCGTCTTGAGGCGTAATATACCGTTACGTTCGTCTAGGGAAAAGTCAGATGTGCTCAAAGCTGATGCTGAGCCACTACCAGGTGTGTACCTAGCAACATAGAGAGCGTATGTGTCAACGTTGGTGTGGCCAAGCTGGTAGGTGCGCCCAACCGCAGGAAAGGTGCCCTGAAAGAACCGTGGGAAGTCACGCAAGTAGTTGCGTGCAATTTCAGCTACGTTCGTGACATCAGCCATCAGTTACCCGTTTCCCCAGACCCAGCGTTATACAAGGTGTCTTGCGCAGGTTCATTTATTGCTGCCTGGGTGTCTCGGTAGCGTTGAGACATGACCATACGCCGCACTACGGCGGTATCAGCGGAATCAGGATGATCTGTGATGTTGGTCATATGTAAGGTAACCTCACGCGTACCGGATGAAGAACCTGACCAGCTTTGTAGCTGGTTGGATTGACAACGGCGTACCACTGCCGGTGCTGTCAGTGGAACCACTGAGAACGTGCTGGTGGCTACCAGCTAGGTCAGTTGGGTTCGTGTAGTTATCTACTGATATTGGGTGGCTGTGGCCACCCCCAGAAGCATTGGTGGTGCCACTAAATGTGTGCTGGTGCGCAACGTTGTTGTTCGGTGACTGAATTGATGAAATGGTGTTGCTCGTGGCGTACCCAGGTGCACTACCGGTGGTAGTGATGAGGTTTTGGTTAGTCTGCGCCGTGGTAGGGTCGGTTGTACCACTGAATGTGTGTTGGTGATCCGTGTTCGCTTGCCCGGTCGTAGCAGTGTGCTTATGGGTCATCCCGTGTTGGTGGTTATCAACTGTTACCGCTGTACCTGCGCCGCTCAACGTGTGGCTGTGCTGAGGGAGGTTTGCAGTACCAATGGTAACGGTGTTGCTACCGTAGGAAGCGTTTATAGTACCACCAACTGCTGGCTTGCCTGCTAGGTAGAACCCTCGGTAATCAGGTAACCCAAAGGTGCTGCTACCATCACCAGCTCCATAGGTAGTTTGGTACACCGAGAATAGTTGGGCGTATGTAGTGCGGCTTTCGTTAGTCCCCTTAGCCTCTATCCAAACACTTGAGTTGGGGTCGGTATCAAGAGGCCACATCATCAAACTACCGATAGGCACACCTGGGTCAATAGGGTACTTGGCGAGTTCGTTCCAGGTGTTGTTGTATTTGGCGTAGACACCTGAAGAGGATGCGCCATTACTACGGAAGTACAGATCGCCGTTGCTACCAAGCGCAGTGTTATCCGGGGCCGTAGTGCCTTGAAGAGAGATGTTCGACTTCAAAGACGCCCGTTTGTCCACGATTCGGGCAGTCGAAAGCAAAGACCCACTCCGGTACACCGCTGCAAGTACTACGTCTGTTGCTGGATCAACGTAAACGGTGTCAGTACCTGCGATTGCTCGCACTGCGCTCTTTGGGAAGGTTGGGTTAGTGGCGCTTTCAGTTCCTGCCAAAGTAGTTACAGAGGCTACCGAGGTGGTGGTGTTTAGCCTGACAATGACCAAATCAAACCTGTTGGTTGTAGGTGCGGTGGGCATAGCCAGAGCGGTAACAGCACTTACTTGGTAGGCCACATTGTTAATAACCACCGACCCAGCGGAAACGTTTATGGCACCAGCGTATGTAACTTCGCAACCTGAAAGTACACCAGACGAACGGTTACCTAGGATCTCAAAGTCAAGTGCGTCTGGCTCTGCTTGGTCTAGCGATGCGTATTTACCACTTGCGTAGTCAGTCGCATTGGGGATGATGAAAGCCATAGTTGTTACCTCTTAGAGGGTGTCATAGATACAAGAACGAGCTTTCAGGTAGTTAAAGAGGTCAATCGGAATGCGAAAACGCTTACCGTCTTCAAACTCAAAGACCTCAGCACCCCAGTACATGGTCCAAGTGCCCTTGATACGGGCAGTCTTCAGATCATGTGTAACAACGCTTTCTGCAACTTCTTCGATGTTGTCTGAATCATCTTCAAATTCAGCAAATTCTACGTTCTGCTTCTTCAGTGCCATGGTAACTCCTTGTTTTGTGTTACTTAATGCTAACAGAAAATAAGGGGGAGTGGGCGTGTACCCACTCCCCCTTACTAACTCTGTTGGGGGCTATCAGGAGATAGCGCCACCGATGGTGTTGAGGATGACACGGCTTTCGTGGGTGATCACACCGAAGCCCCAGATTGCGTACCATGCCAGGCCGTGCTCACGACCGAAGTCGATCACGCCGCCGTCACGGAGTTCTACTGGAAGGCTGATGGCGTGGCCGAAGGCGTTGTCACCAATCATGATTGCTGAGTATGAACTGGCAATAGGTGCCTGGTTACCAGCGGTTACCGAGTCAAGGTCAGCAGGGGTGCTGAGGCCCTTGGCAACCTGAGTGGTTTCCACGAACACTACGTCGTTGATACGACCAATTTCACCAAGCATGAAGTTACCGGGGGCGGCGTACTTCGTGACTTCGATGAACTCGGGCCAGTCACGGAGTGAGCGTGACTGTGATGGGTGGACGAAGCACACGTAGGTGTCGCCCAGACGTGGGATGTTCTGACCTGCGAGCACTTCAACAGCGTCCTTGATGCTTGCGGGTGCAAGGTAACCAGGAGCGCTGGCAGCGCCGAGGGTGCCTGGATCGTAGGGGCTGATTGCACCACGGGTACCGGCAACCTTACGACCGAACACTACGTTCGGGGCTACGTTGGTGGTACCGGCGAAGGTGGTGCCGTTGGCGTACAGGGTGTTACGGGCCTGGATGTCCATGCTCTGGGCCATGTGACGACCAAGAAGGCGGCTGGCTGAAGCCATAACGTCATCGAATGATGCGTTGAGCAACAGTTCGGTGACGGCGACTGCCTGGCCTTGTTCCTTCACGGTGATTGAAATCTGGCTAGCAGACAGGGCCACAGGGTCCATACGGGTACCTTCAGTGAGGGTTGCACCGTTGGTCTGATCAACTGCAAGGTTGTTATAACGCATGAAGTTGATGGTAAGGCCGGGCATAACGCCAAGCTCGGTCTTCTTAACGGCGAACTGCTCAAAGCGCAGTACGGGCATGGCCTGGAAAAGGATTTCCTTTGACCAAATAGTCTGAATAGCTTGTGTTAGTTGACTGTTAGTGCCGGTGTAGGTAGAAGTGGTGCTACCTAGACTGCCGGTACCGGTGATTGCGCCACCGGCTGGTGCGGGAAGTGCCATTAGATATCCTCCGAGGATAAGTTAGTTTTGTGGATTAGAAGCGACCACGTTGTGATCGCACTTTTAGTAAACGGTCCCGCATTTGTTTGTACTGATCCATCGGCATGTTGCGGATATCCTCCGCTGAGAACGTCTGATACTCCATCTGATCATCCATAGGTCCAATGGGAGGAGCCGTAACCGGTGCCCCCCGCAGGCGACCCGGTTGGGAAGCTTGCTGGATAGACTCAATAATAGCATTACTGCGCTCACGAAGTGTAGAAATTGAATTTTCGATATCTTCTTCGTTATTGCCTGAAACAAAATCACGAAGTTCAGGAATGATGTTGTCTGTCTCTTCTGACATACGGCGAAGACGGTATGACTCAAGCGCCTGCATGTAGCGTTCTTTTTCAAGTAGCGCCTCTTGAGCCTGGCGGTCCTGTTCCATCTTCTGGAACTTCTCTTGCCACTCTTGCTCAACTTGGTTGATGCGGGTCTTGAACTCTTCTTCGGTGCGAGCAACAAGCTCTTTTGCTGAAAGTTCCTCTAACTCACGCTGGCGACGAATGTCGGCTTCTGCCTTAGTTCGCTCTTCTGCTTGCTTGATGGCTGCTTCACGCTCTGCTGCAAGAACAGCAAGCTGATCTTCCATCGCCTTTGCGCGTACATCAGCGTCCTCAATGCGCTTGTACAGCTTTTCCTTTTCCTGCTGACGGGCCTTTACGATGTCTTCTTCAGTGAAGACTCGGCCTGGCTGTTCCACAGGGGCGGGACGTTCTGATGGCTCAACGGGGATAACAATACCGTCATCGTTAAACTTTGACATGATTTCTCCTAAGTGTAGTTGTTCGTGTACTGGCGTTTATTGGAGTCTTTTTTTATTCTTCGTCAGGAACCCTACGTTGAGCTAAACGCGCACCGTATGCCTTTGCTACAAGATTGTTTACCATTCCAGCTTCCATACCGGTAACTTGTGTGCCCGGCATAGGGGCACCACCATCACCGGTATTTGTTACATTAGCACCACCAGCAGATACCACGCTGGCGTTGCCATCTGGACCAGGGATAAGCCCGGTCGCAAGCATGACAGCTTGGTTGATCTGCGCTCTAAGCATGTCTAGAGCGCCTTGATCAATCATGTCATCACGCAGTTCTTCAAAGATTTCACTCATCTTCTCATTGGGGAACTCTTCACCAAGCACACGTAGTGCACCACGCTTGGACTCCAGGCCCATCCCCATCTTGGCTTGCACCTCATTGAGCTTGATAAGCACGTCAACTGGCAGAGGTTCTGGCCAGTGGATTTCAGTTTGGTAGGTAAGGGGGTCTAACGGATTGAGTTGTGGCAACTGGTCTGTCTCTGGCTGCGCAGCCATTGCCGGGTTGTACGTCAACCACTCGGGCATGAACACAGCGGCGGTACGGATGACCAGCTCGTTGATCGACTCCAGCCCCTTGGTGAAGTGGATTCGTTTCATCATGTAACGGTTCATGATTGGCTGATACTGGATAGCCAACGCCACACCGCTCGTGTTGGAGATCGGCTGGGTTAGGCCCAAAGCGTTTTCTGGTACACCAGTGATCTCGTGCATTGTGCGCTTCAAGAACTGGATGTATTCAAGGGCACCGGCCATCTCACCGCTGGATTCCAAGTTGAACACGCTTGCGTCTTTGGGAAGCCCTGCCCACACTTTCTTGGGGCCGCGCTCTAGCTGGTTAGCTTTAGCACCTGTGATAATAGTCACAGGGGAGTTACCAGTCCAGAAGGTCACGCCGTTGCGGCGAGCGAACCAAATACCATTCTCCACCGTGGGGCACCATACGGTGCCGTCGTAGGCGACTTCAGTAGCACGCTCCACCGTATGTTCTGCGAGAACGGTGTTCTTTTGGTAGGTGTCTACGACACCGTGGCCGAGGTTGTTATCGTAAGACCGGGTGCGACGACCAAGCATGGCGCTGAGCATCTGGAACCCGTCACGGCGTCCATTGTCATTTTGATACCAAGTGTCACGAGTGCCTGCCTTGGTACCGTCTGCGGCCAGCAGGACGTTCAAAAGGCGCTCAGCCTGGTGGTAAGTGAGGTTTGTCAGGAACTCAGCGGGAAGGCTCTTGTCGGGGCATGTACTGAGAAGCATCTCGGTGAGGGAAGTACCGAGGTACCAACCAACAACGCCGCTTTCCCGTTCACGCTGTTCGGTGAAGGTATACCCCTCAGCATTCCAGTACAGCGCCAGGCGACGGATGTCATCGACATAGGAGGCGTTGACCTTGTTCGACTGGTGCACATAGGAAACTTGTGATCCGCTTGGAAGCGTGGCAATGGACCCCTCGGTCACCCACCAACCAACGAGGTCAACGAACTCATCAGCGAACTTCTGTACAGTGGTGAACTGTGTGGGGACACCGCCGCCAAGGACGATCTTAGACCCCTGTGGCAGGCTGGGAACACTGCGCTCGCCGCCACCCGGTTCCAGAGTGCGAGACATCTCACGGATGTATTCACGATTGCGCCCGAATCGCCGCTCGGTAAGCCAGCGGTGGTTAGGGGTTGTTAAAGCATCAATATGGTTATCCCACTTGATTAGGTTGCCACGGTACTGGAACAAATTGAATGTCGCCGCTTGCCATTGAATGGCGTTTGTCTCAGCGTTAAGTGTGAGGATGCCCTCACCATTAACAACATCGGTGTGCTTTTTCCATCCCGATGATGTCAGCACTTCCGTCTGGTCATCGACACAGGCGTGGTAGTTTATGATGTCACTTACTTCTGTCATCTTCTCGTTGAGTTCACGGTTCAACGGAATGATGTCCCAAATATCAGATTGTCCCCAGGGGGAAGATGAAATAGTTGAGTTAGGTATGTGGACTACTGGAATGCGCCCAATGCTGTTGGGGTACTGATCAACTAACTCATCGTTTACGTACTGCTCCACCATGTCATCGGTTAAGATTTCAGTGAACGTATATACCTGGCGGGTTCCTTCTGGAGATGTGCCCCAGAATCTGTACTTCTGTTTGAAGCGCAGCAAGCGGTCCCGGTCGTGTGGGTGGTACTCGGGAAAGCAGTGACTTGAGTTCATCGGGATGATACGGATGCGGCCTTCGTTGACAATCCCTAAACTGTCTTGATATGGCTCTTCGTAGGCGACCTTCACGAAGCAATCGCCAGTAACACTGGCTAGCTGGCCCATTTCCCAGAGAGTGAAGTGTTTGTTGTTGTGGGTTTCCCACACCTTGTGCAGAAGGTACGGGGTGATTGCACCGTTTTGCTCAGGAACCTTGAATTGGATACCTTTTCCAAAGCAGAAGTTTGTAATGTAGTCCGACATGGCACGGACGTAGTTCATCGTGATGTTCTGCTCACCCTGCTCACGCCGGTATGACCAGTGGTGCCCCAAGTAAAAAGCCCACGCTGCCGAGTAGCGGTTGAGCCTCGGGCCATGCACTTCAAATTCTTCGTCAGCCAACTCAACAAGACCAAGTGGGCTTACCGAAACGGTAAGATCTCCAGATGATGCTCGCATTGAGGGTGACCAAAAATCAAGTGGCATGTAATCCCTCGCTGTGGGTTAGTATAATCTGCACGATTTGTATTCTACTTTACCATTTATAAATGCGTAAGGTTGGTAACCATGTCTACTGGTATGTGCACTGGGTTTGAAATTATCAGATCTTGGTCATCATCGTAGAAGTACGATGAGCACACTGTGGTGTACCCCTCTAGAACATCATGTACCAGAAACCCCACAGTTCGTGGGATAACCATCTGTGGCTCGTAACAACTTAAACGAACCCACCCCACTGGACCATCAAAGGTGTCCTTCCAAGTTATTTCTACTTTGGGCAGATTCTCCATCATACAATTGTATCAATACATTATGATGCAGGTGGATTAGCTGATGTATATAGTTTGCCATTGTAAAATGCACGATTGTTGTGAATTGCTACTTGCTCATACCAAAATTCACCGTCACCGTCCTCATAGTGCACAACCCCGATACCTTGCTGCCAGTCTTCTACGATGGTGAGGGGGCGACCATCAAGATCAATGCCCCCCTTAGTAGAGGGGACTGCACCATTGCACTTAGCTAGTGTGCCGGGGGACGCGGCCAGGATAGTTTTTGCTCCATCCCAGTCTTCTCTGCTGCGCTCTGCCCATTCCCGTCTGTGTATGTGCCCGTAAAGAACTGATGTTTTTTGGGTGTTGAGGTAGGCGTGGGCGGTTGACCCGTTTGACCTAACCCTGTCACCGTGGATGCATCTGAGTCGTTGGTTGATCCATACTTGACCAGCAGGGTAGCCAGGCACATACTGAACCCCGTAATCATCGAAGCGACACAGATAAGGGACACTGAGAACAGGCCAACTATCAGGCGTATTGCCCCGCCTGAGTCCGAATGCTGCTTTTGCGTTATCAATGACATAGTTAACAAGCCTTTCTTCGTGGTTTCCAGAAAGCCAGAAGATCTCAGCGTTCGGTGCTGCATCTCTGACTTGCGCACATAGCAACGTAGCACGGTCAATCGTTGCCTGGGTTGTCATGGAGTAAGCGTTACTTAGCCGGTATTTACCAAACTCGGGTAGATCCAAGTTGTCACCGAGAAGGATAACCTTATCTGGGTTTATCTTCTTTGTTATGGCTAACGCTATGCTTATCGCCTCTTCATCATGGGTGCTTTCCAATGACTCGGCTGATAGACGGAAGTACCCGATTTGCATATCTGGAAAAACCACACAAGATTTAAAAGCCCCTTCTGCTGGCTTTACCTTGTTGGTCGGCATCTTTACCGATGGGCCAGGCGTGACCACAGGCCATTGTGGCCCTGATTCAAACGATGGGCTGATGTGGAAGCCAAAAAGGTCGTGTACTTCAGCGACACCATCATCGTTCTTGGTAATCATCTGGTGCATACCAATGCGAGTGATCTCGCCTATCTCATCGACGTTGATGTTGTGCTTATCCAGCAACGTGGCAATGTGGCCAAGTGCCGCCTTGTTGACCTGTGGCCCTTTGTTTAGGGTCTGCTGCAGATCACTCACAGCCACAGTTTCCCCGAGCGTGACGTGACAAGGTGCTTGGACTCATCGAATGGCCGTGTGCATTGAGCACACTTGAAAGCCATTCAAACGAGTACACCTTTGCGCGGCCCATTCCGTTGTCATCTTTGGCCATTTTGAATGCCGTTTTCACGGCTTCCGCTTCCTCGTCAGTGAGGTTGGTGAGAAGACGACCGTAAGCGCACTCTTGCTTGATAGACGCTTTCGTTCTGTGCTGTAACGCCTCTAAGAGGTTACCAGTGTTTTCCATCTACTGCCCCTGTGTTGGTGCGGGTTATTACCTCTTATTAGTATACAGGGGTTTTTCAGGGGATGCAAAGGATGATAATGACTGGATTACATGCAGTAGTTCTTGTTCTTCTTGAGCGCCCTTAGGAATAAGGCGGCGAAGGTACAAGGCAGCAAGGTATGCGGCGTCAGTGGGATGCATCGTGGTATGCATAAAGGCTCCTGGTAACTCGTTGGAATCCGAGTGTACCAGGAGCCTTTTATTGCAAGGTTCACGATGGACCAACCCACTCAGGGGGCTGGGGCTTCTTTGGGGGCACCTGGTGCCCAGTAGTGCTGGGCATGGTCGTAGGGCTTAGAGTATGGCCCTAGCCGGGAACGACTGACCAGGTAGTGTTTACCTTGTTCCCGCCACGCTGGATGACTGCCCGCCCACGAGCCTTCTACGTCAATAGAATGGGAGTCAGTCTCACCACCACCGGTCGATTCGGCTGAAAAGTAATGGCGTTCTCTATAAGGAGAATCCCCACCACCACCAAGAGGCATACTTCCAAGAAACTTGCCGACGAACATGTCGGGGGGGCCAGTTACACTGTGGGGGTCATCCCCCCTACCCGTAGGGCCACCACGGAGGGAGGATTTGATACCCATCAGTCGTATACCCGCACTGCGCTGGGGCGCTTCATGATGCCACCACTGTTCTGCTCAATGTCGAACATGGGCATACCATCGCCAGCCATTGAACCCTGTACGAACTCTTGCAGCACTTCAGGGGCTTCAATCCATGAAGCTGAACCTACGTGAGCACGTTCACGCATGGTTTCCTCAGGGTACTTGAAGAACATCTGTGGGTTGGTGTGTACGTCACGGCCTGGGGCTGGGGAGGTGTCTACGTATGCGCCACGTTGGAAGTCGTTGGGCACGTCGGTGTCAGTAGCCACGCCTTCTTCAAAGCGGTTGGGGCCAGCGTTCATAGGCATGTTCATGCCCATTGAACGCTCAAATGCTTGGTCGCCTCGTTCGGGGAGACGGGGTGCTGGACTAATAGCCATTAAGTAATCCTCCTGAGGGATGCTCGTAAACATAGAATATCACTTTTTTACATGATTATCTGTAAAATGGTGACTCACTTACTGATATCTGAGGCAGGGTATTCATTTGCGTTAGGTTACAAGCGATAGCCAGTGAATCAGGATAGTCATCGAAAGCGCCTCGTTCATCAGGTGCCGCCGCTAACAGGTAAGGGCCGCGGTAGACCTTTTCCAGATCTGACATCTGTTGATTGAACTTCTTCCATGACCTGGTGCGCCTGGCTTTAGAGTGGCCAGGAATGATGAGTTGCTCACGTTGGATAAGTTCAGTCAAGTGGACCCAGCGCTCGTTCTGGGTCTTGGCATCAGAAGCAACAGGGAGCACTTCGATGGTAGGCATTAGGATCTGTAAACGCTCTGCCACAGCACCGCCAACGCCCTGACTATCCACTCCAATACGATAGACATCATATTGGCGTACAAAGTCGATAATCTCAAAGTACTGCTTCTCCCATTCCACGTCGTTGATCTCAAGCCAGTTCAGCACACGGTGTTCATAGAAGCCGAACCCATCTGGATGGTCCCAATCAACCCAGACAGCAGTGGCAACTGTGGAGTCATTGGAGCGTGCAACGTCAATTCCAATAACAATGGGTGTGCGCCACCACGATTTGACAAGACCCATGGATGCATCGTACATACGCTCAAGACGTTCGTCGGTGACGAACATGCCCTTTTCAAGAATGAATTCATTCTTGTATGACATACGGAACTCGTCAGAGTCTTCACCAAGTCGCAGTTTCTCTTTGGCGATGAACTTGGCGTAGTTGTTGTTGAACTTACTGGCTATTCGGTAGTCATACTCAAAGTGCGCCAACCGATGGCCCCTTCGGAAAGAGGCGTCTCGGCGTCGGTTGTATTGAATCATCTTGTAGAAGTAAGACTTTTCACGTGTGGCAGTACCAGTTAGCACAATGGTCCCGTTGTTGAACGCCAACATGGGCTTGATGCTCTTGGTAATCATTACCTCGTCAGCACCTTGGGCTTCGTCTACTACAACGAAGTGGTACGTTTTTGATTCAATCTTGGCTTTAGGGTTACAGGTCTGCATACGGCAGAGCGAGCCACTGCGCTTAAGGGCTATCACTTTGCCTTTTCCTCGTGACCCACCTGGTGCAGCTTTGTCGTCAAGTTCAGGATCAAGTAGAAAATCCAGGGCGTGCTCACTTGTCAGTTTGCTAACAATGCGCCCAAAAATGGTGTCTGCTTGCTCCTCAACTGGCGCAAATACGCCACACCAGAAGCCCTTTGAAAACTTGCTTAACCACGTTGGGTATACAGTGGCAAGTTTTGGAAGTATAACCATCATGGCTGCGAGTACGTTTGATACGACCTCGCTCTTGCCGCTCTGACGGGTGGCGATGAGGGTGAGTTCTTCACCGTCACCAAGAATGATGGATTCAATAAAGCGATAAGCGATAGGAACTTGGTATGGAAAAAACTCTATATCACAGAACTCTTCTGTAAACAGAATCAGCTTTTTTACAAGGTGGTCAATGAACTCTGATGATGTTTCATCAAGTTCCTCATCGACCTCTTCCGCTAGCTCCTCTTCAACTTCCAGTTGAGTTTCACTCACGACTACCTAGCTCTTTCCACAATGCGGCGATTGCTTCAATAAGCATATCAACATCTTCTTTGGGTATCTTTTTATCGTACTTGTAAGAGTCGAAACCTTTTCCAAGCTGCATGATAAGAGAATCCATCCAAAGGATTATGTCAGGGGTTGACATCCTGACTGCACGGGATGCAACACGTGTGTTTTCTTTTACCGTTGTTTTGGACTTATTAAAGATTTTCATTGCCATTCCTTTATCTGCTTTGCAGGAATATCAAGGAACCGCCCTTGTAAAGCGTGTAGTAGGCCGTCCTCCCCCTCTTTTAGTTTTGGGGTTTTGCAGATGCCAACCTGGAATGTGTATTTGTAAAAGCGGACTTGTATACCTTTGCCGGTTTTCCAAGGTGGGGCTGTATGGCGCATTGTAGCCCTGCATAAGAAAGGATCTTTATGCTTACCGATATCCCTTGTAATCCAGTAAATCGGCCCAATGTACTGGAGCCTGTTCATAGTGTCTCTGAAAAGAAAATAACAACCTATTAGAAATAGTATGATTCCAAAATAAAGCATATGATCTCCTTGTAGTTCATCTAAAATCCCAAGGGGGGAGTCGTGTTAAACGTATACTGGCTTCTATCAAAGTTGCCAGCGGGCTGGCCATCTCTAGTGCGCAGTTCAACTGCGTGCCCATACGAATCGGCGTCTAAGAAATACCTTCTAAATGTGTCAACTGTGATGTCTTCAAACATTGATATGTTTGAGCCTTTTACCCATTTTATATACAAGTTAGCAGACATCCTTTTTTCAAATGAAGATTGAGAAGTAAACGCTTTGTCGTCCATATCTACGATTGCTTGGTATACCTCATCTATACCACCAGGCAAAGAGTAAACAAACTTAGATATGCGGGAGCTGGACTTATTGGAAGACTCCCCGTCTTCGGGTGCTGTAGTTAGCGTAACCGGTTTAAATAGTTTGACAATCTCTTCTGGGTCCATTCCACCGGCTCTGAGTTTACTAGCTACTTGACTGTAGGTACCTGGTGTTTCTCGGGTTGCGTACTGCCAACCCTCTTCTGTTGGCTCTTCTATCGGGGGGCTAAGCAACGCTCTCTGATACGGAGTCTCTACATCAGAGCCAAGATCCCAGCTTGCAGGCCCCTTCCAGTTAGGGCCTAACCCACCAAGTCTTTTAGGTTTTTCTGCCATCAGCTAACCTACCAAACTAGTTAAACACCAATGTTAGAGCGCCACTATAACCGTTTGTGTCAATACCACGAAGATCACGGTAACTACTAGAGTCTAGTGTCATCATTCCTTTAGCAGCCCCAGATCCAAAGTTAGCTAAGAAGTTTGAAGGTAGTGAATAGGTAGCAACAGCATCTGTGCCACTCATGTTTGGGCCGTTATCAGCGATGTATAGCCCGTTTGGTGGTGATGCACCGTTTGTAGTGTCACCAGCGCTTGTTAATGAGTGTTGGCTAATGTAGTTGTAGCCTGAATATCCATTGTTACCGTTGCGCACCATAACGATGGTTCCTGAGTCTGGAGTGTACCCCTTACAGGTATCAGAAACGCCAGTACCGTAAAACCAGTACCCATACTGAGTACCGTATGTGGAGCTGATGTAACCGCTTGAAACACCTTGGTAGGTAGCACGGAATCCACCGCCACCTGTGGTTTTCCAGGTTGCTGTTTGCGTTGCTCCCAATGTGAATGTTCCCAAAGGTTTAGCTATTGCCCCTGTGGCAGCGCTATACGCTGAGTTTCCATAAGTGTCTTGACCGTACGTGCGGTAGTAGACCCAACCTCCTCGGTAA